TCCCCCATCATTATTCTTCCTTTTCCAAAGGTCATTACTGAAACTAATTGGTTGTCATAAAACAATCCAATTCTGTATTTTGAGTTTACATTACCTTGTATATGATTCTCGTCTAAAAAAGATTTTGTTGTTTTAGATTCCAATTCTTTAACCTCACATTTCCTACCATACAAAATTTTACCATTTAATTTCAATCTATTTTTAAGGATTGATTTTACAATTTCTTTTTTATAAATCCATTCATCCTCAAAAATGTGAATTAAATTAATACCCTCTTTTTCAGCCTTCAGAGTTTTTTCGAGATGGTAGTTCGAATTTTTAAATAACTCATTGTGCCAATAAACACCATTTACTTCGATTCCAATGTTAAAATTTGGTATAAAAATATCTATTTCTGATTTACAATTTTTAAATTTTTTATTTGTGATAAACTCAATATTGTTTTCAGATAGGAATTCACATATTTCCTTTTCATACCCACTTCTATTTTTGTGACCTATAGGGTTACATTTTGTACAAACAACATATTGACGTTTATATCTTTCATACAATAATTGTTTTGATATGTTATTCGATTCACCACAATCGTCACATTTCAGTTGTACAAACTCTTTGTCTATTTTCTCTAAATTTAAATCGGGGTAACTTTTTTTGAATTTTTCTTTTATCTTGTCAGAATAGTTACTTGTCTTACTATAGTTGTCCGTACCATATTTTAAAATACAAGTTTCTTTATATTTTTCGTTGTTGTTGAATACCGGATTACCATATTTCAATAATTTTGTTTCTTTGTTTTTGTCAGGGTTGTTAAAATTTACATTACCATACTTTTCTAATTTAGTCCTTCTTTGTTTTGGTATAAAATCTTTATGTTTGGTGTAAAAATCCACCCCATATTTTTCGTTGAAGGTTTTTGTTTGTCTTTTAATCATTTCAGTTTTATTGGTGTTGATACAATCTAAAGAGCAAAACTCACCATATGGTTTATCGAACCTTTCCCTGAACTTTACATCGCTTCCACAAGAAACACACTTAGGTCTTTCTTTCAAGTTGTTGTAGTAGAACCAAATTTTCTCTTTGAAAGAAAGTTCAATTGTCAAACTTGACGTATATTCGGTAATTTTTTTGTGTAGTTCAGGGTGATTATTTAATAACCATTTTTCTTTGGTTTTATAACCAGAACTATTGTTAGTTGTGAAAAATTGAAAATCCATGTATCTATTTTTACAAATAAATATATGGATTTTATTTTTGGTTGTAAAGGTTATACAAAATTAGTACACCAAAATACATCTATCCATTCTAAGGTTTGCTTGGATTGTTGCTATTTTGTCATCACTATATGATAGTCCTTGAAAATCAACGTTAGTTAAAAAACAACCCTCAAGTATCCATTTTTCAACAACAACACCTGTTGGGTCTAACATTTCTAAATCAACATTTTTCTTATATCCCGCAGCATACCCCATACGTCCCGTTACTGATTCAGCATGAAGACGAACCCATTCCATAAGTGCTTGTGCTGCAGATGGACCGATAGGGTCTCTAAAAGTAACAGAAATTTCTTCCCAGTTAAATCTACCTGCAACATATGTTGAAGTGTTTAAAAATGGAATTTCAACCGAGTTTATCTTAACTTTTGGTCTAGATGTTGATTCCACGAACCATTCATTAATACCTAAAGAAGAAGGAAATCTCATAATAAACCTATTCTGTCTTTTAGGTTCATAAGGTATGGGCATTTTCATCAATAAATCAGCCATCGTATTTCAGTTTAAATTTTTATTCTTTTTTATTTTAAATATAAATATCTTATTATTTTTTTTCTATTGACTTTATAAAATAAAAAAAGTATTATTATACTAGAACTAGTTAAATATTATTAATATAATATTTTATATTAATTTATATAATATTCTTTTTATTCTAGTTTCTAGTTGTAATTCTTCTTCATCTGGTTTGTATTCCTTTTTAATACCTCCGTGTGTTGAAAATATTTTAACATCTTTTACCCCCTTACTCATTGCCTTAATATTTCTCGGGTCATCATCAGAAAATCCTATCATAGGAACAAATTTATTTCTTATTTCGTTTTCTATCTTTTTAGATAATCTTAAGTTTAACTTTTCAGCTTGACCTTGAACATATTGTTTGAATCTATTCATTGCTGCAATTTTAGCTACTTCAGGGTTTGTTGCTGACCCTTCCCCATAAGAAACAGGGTAATACCTATTCATCTTAAGATATTTCATAATTTCAGTTTCTTTGTCCTCGGGATTTTCACCTGCATTGATTCTCATTTCTTTTAAGGAATCATATAACATATCCGAATCTATACCTCCTCTATTTGAATCTATAAGTTTTTTTACCCCCATCATTAAAGTAGATGGTCTATGTCCTCTTGCGGTTATAATCGAGAATAACGAACCATTATTAATTGCTTCTACAAAATCAGGCCATGCAGCATCATTAGCTAATTCAGCACTCATTACATCTTTTAAAAATTTACCATCGCCATCAACTTTGAAATCTCTAAAAGGCTCAGGTGCAAAATCCACTATTGTAAATCCATTGTATTCAAAAGGTTCTTTACCTATTAGAGTTCTATATTCAGCAAAGTCCTCAGTCCCCATACCTACTTCGTCACCATCATCATCTAATAGATAAATTTTTGTTGGCATATACATTAAGTTATCATCCCAATCGAAAGCATAATACTTCATTGGTATCTCTCTTTCTTCTAATTCTCTTAGTAATTTAATAATTGTATTTCTCATACCGATAAATATGTCTTAATTAAAAAAGGGGGAGACAAAATCTCCCCCATTTATTATTATCAATTTTTAGATATTCTCAAATGATGCACCTGTTGGTGTAATGTAGAAAGTAATATCTATGAACTCTAATGAACGAGTAGGTTTGATATATATCTTACCTGTCAATTGGTTTCTATCCAAGTCAGCTGGGTCATTAGAAACTGTTACACGGAAATCATATAAACCTCTATCTCTTCTGATTGCGTCTAATATTGGATTAACTGCGTCTAAGAAATCTTGTCTAACTTTTTCATCATTTTGTTCGAATAACAATCTTACTGAAACCGCAGATATAAGTTTTCTTGCTTGTAGTAACAATCTTCTTACATTGATTCTATCCAAAGCCGATTCTCTAATTTGTAAAGTTTTGTTACCCCAAATTACTGTTCCTACATCTGAGAATGTTGCAATTGGATTGATTCTACCTTTGTATAGAGTATCTCTTTCTTCCTGTGTAAGTTTTCTTCTTGCTTTAATAGCATTTACAATACCTCTTGTATAACCTGCTGCCGCGAACCAAGGGAAAGCAATGTTATCTGTTAAAGCCAAGTTTCTACAAACCTCAGCAGTTGCTGGTATATAAATTTGAGTATTATTAACAGTATCTCTCGTTAAAACCCAAGGATAGTATGTTGCAGTATAATTTGAATCTATTCCAGCAGTTTCTAAATTATCAACAGCTTCTTGTGGATAAATTACATCAGTTTGTTCACCAGTTGTAGGTACTAACATATTGTAGTCAGGTGTAGTTGTGATGTAAATTGAGTCCGCTCTGTCAAACTCTATCATTTCGATAGCTGCTTCAACTAAGTTACTATTATTAACATAATCTATACCAGGTGTAGTGAATACATTAATATTTACTGCTTCAGGATTTTGGAATGTTTGTTGACCTAATAAATAAGCATAGTAATCTGTGTTTGCGTAATCTTGTGATGTATTACCTACAGTGATAGTTTTAAATGCACCCCATCCAGTTGCTGTTGGATATCTGAATGATGGACAAGCACCTTTTAAATAACCACTTCTACCCAATATAAAGTTATCACCATTTGTTCTACGTTCTCTATATATATCCCAACCATCGAAACCACCTGAACACAAGAAACTGAACTTACGTGCAAATATTCTGTAGTATGGATTTGTTTCATCACTAGGGTCACTCGTGAATGTACCACTACCAACATAAAACTCAGCTGTACCACTTGTAGTAAATGAGTTAGCTATAGTTATACCTGAAGCATCTTTGTCCATATGGAAACCTTTTGTTCTATAAGACCAATCAGTACCAGTAGTAGCATCACAAATACTTGAACCAGGTAAACGTTTTCCTTTGTAAGAGAAGAAATCTACATCATAACCAATTGTGTCTGAAATACCTAAGTAAGTTCTTCTTACATTGTCACCAGCACTTCTTAAAGCATCATCAGCACCTGAGGCTAAACCGAAAGGTGGATTGTATACTACTTCACCAGGGAAATCATATTTCGTTTTATATATAGGGAAAGGTGATTTAGCACCAGCGTATTCTCTCATATTGTAACCTAAGAAACCACAAGGTAAAGCATCAATTGGTGCATCCTCATTCATCTCTAACATTACGAATTTTGAATTCAAAGCATACTCACCATCTTTTGTTCCTATTTTCTTAGCGATGAAATTGTTTTCATTTGGATTCATCGAACAATTAGTAAATTTCTCTAAAACAACAGGATTTGAGTCACTATCAAAGAAATCTCTAATTTGAACATCGAAAGTACCATTATTAAATGACATATTTGCCATTGAAATCTTAACTTCAGTGTTAGCTGCATCTCCATCAGCGATTGTTGTAAACCTGAATAGATTGAACACCTTATTACCTCTAAGTTCAGAAACAACCCAAGGTGACGTTGGTGATTGATATCGTTCTAAATAGAAAGCTATTGAAGTTGTGTCAACCTCTTGTCTTGCATTTGGTAATGCAATCAAATCACAATTCAAACCTCTAATATAACCTTTTCTATAACCATAGTTTAAAAGTGATTGGAATCTTTCCTCAACAAACAATGGTGTTGTTGCTCTCGGTTTTGCAAAGTTACTAGAACCAAAAACTTTAGCTAAATATTTAGGGTCTGAATTAGTGAAAGATGTTTCAAAAGTAAAGTTGTCACCATCTTTGTTTGTTACATTTAAAGCAAATGTCGCATATGGATTTTTTGTAACAGCTGAATATGAACCCGTACAATCCATAACAACATCAGTTAATCCACTAACTTCATAAACTGCACCATCATCAGTTCCATAAGTCGCAATACCTCTAGAACGTAGTGTAGCAATTACTAAATCATCGTAATCAGTGTACGCAGTACCACTATAAATGTATATATTACCAGTTATACTACCACTATAACAATTGGTTATTGTTCCTAATTGAATTGTGCCAGTATTACCCGTTGTACATACACCACAAGGGTCTGTGAAAAGTAAATTAACAGTCCAAGCTGAAGTTGCAGTTCCATCATCAGAAACAATTGTATATGACCTAGTTAAAGAACTAAAGTTGTATCCAGTTGTAGTTGCTGATTGGACTACTGAGTTACTTGTAACCGCACTCAAACTTGTTGGACATGCACTAAAATTAATTGTCATTGCAGTCGTATCCGCAGTTGTTGCTGTAGATGGTAAACATACATTAATTACATTTGTATTGTAGTTGATTGACCCCGCAACAGTTGCTATAGTTGATGAACTTACTGAGTAACTAGCAAAAGAAGCACAATTTGACTTAGAGGATGTAAGTGTCAAACTATTTACATAGTCATAGAAAGAGTAACCAGAATATTGTCCACTTCCTATATTATCAAAAGTTGCATAGTACCAAGTATCATTTACCGCGGCAGTATAATCAGCTAAATCTGAATTAATATTATCAACACCGAAAACATTATTTTGGGATGTATAAGCCGATAACAATGTTTCTATTGTATTACCTGATACTGTACCAAAATAGTTAATAGATGTTGCGGATGTTGATGGTGTATTCAAGATATTGAATATCTGATTTTTGATGTCAGAATCTATTGTTGAAGTTGAACCATTAAATAATTCATACGTACTATACAAGTCACCTGATAAAAGTGCGGGTATTGATGTTGTATATGAAATTGAATTTATACTATTTGTACAACCTGTAAAATTTATTGTATAACTACTAACTTTATATTCTACACATTGTGTAATACAACTTACAGTAGATGCA